AGCAACAGCGGGCAGCGTTTCATCCCATCCCCTAAAGGAGATGGGTCTTCTCTCGCCCTGCACCCCTACGCTATAATCCTGCCCAAAAATCTATCATACTCTCCCGCCATCGATTTCTGGAAGTGAAAGATGTCTAAGAAAGTAATCAAGGCCGGCAAGCAGAGCGCACTCCCTGGCAGCCAGTATCCAAAATTCACCCAGAGCCCCCGGGCCCTGGTGCGCCAGGAGCTGGGTCGCTCAGGTTTAACATATTTTCTTCCAGGATATATCCGCCGAGATAACCTCTCGGAGCTGCAGGGCCGGCACCTGTGGCTGCAGCTGGCCGAGATGGGCGACAATGATGCCTATGTGGGAGCATCACTCAACGCCTATTCCATGTTCATCCGACGTGCCAAATGGCATGTGGATCCCGTGGATGATCGAAACAAGGAAAACGGCTCTCTGGAGCACCTGCAGACTAGCATAGACGACATGCAGCATTCCTGGCAGACCATCATAGCCGCGGCTGCCAAGCCGACCCTGCAATATGGGTTCGCCCCGTTTGAAAAGATCTTCAAAATCCGTCAGGGTGAACAGGACGATGAACGCTACTCCTCAGAACATGACGATGGCGCAATAGGCTGGGCTAACCTGGCTTTCCGCAGCCCGGACACCATTCTCCATTGGGACTACGATCCCAAGGACGTTACGAGGCTATTGGGTCTCACGCAGCTTGCAGCCCCGGATTGGCGCATGCAGTTTATCCCGATCGAGAAGATCGTAAACCTGCGAGCTGATCCCGGGAAGGATAGCCCTGAGGGCCACTCCATCCTGCGCCCCGTCTGGAGGTCCTGGAGGACGAAGAAGTACATGGAGGACTACAGGAACCAGGCCACAGAGATGGGAGGCACAGGCATCCCATGGGCCGAGGTTCCATCAGCAATCGCAAATGCGCCGGCCATGATGGCCGCTGTGCCGGAGGGAGAGAAGCCCAGCAAGACAGTCCTTGAAGCCATGGCGTCTTATAATTCCCTCGTATCTACCATGGAGGTCATAGGACTCGGGGAACAGAAATGGATTATTACCCCGCAGATGTGGGGTACAGATGGCCAGCCACAGATCAAGATTAGCTTCCTGCAGCCCTCACAGAATGCCGATCTCCTGGGCCACATAACGACCACGATCGAGGCCGAGGCAAAAGCCATCCTGATTGCCACCATGACGGAGTTCCAGGCCCTGGGCATGGGAGGCACCGGAAGCCTGGCTCTATCGAGGGATAAGACCGACAATTTCACGCTGGCCGTAGCAGCGACACTCACCAGCTTCCAGGAGTCCATCAATGCCCAGGCAGTCAAGCAGCTATTCAGGCTCAATCCACAGATCGAGTTCGAGCGTGGCCAGCCCAGGCCCCAAATTGTGTACGACCCGCTGGTGCCGCTCTCCATATCAGATGTCGTTGCCTTCCTGAGCCTATTCGAGAAGGCTGGCTGGAATCTCGAAAAACAGGCCGGCATAAGGGATGCCCTCATCGACAACCTCGGCCTACCTAAATATATTGAACAAGAGGTCGATGAAGAGCTGGATGATCTGGGCGATTCGCCAATATCGGCGCTGCTGGATGGCGGAAGCGCGATGGATAAGATAATGGGGATGGCATGAATCATGAACTCCTCGGCCTGATCCGCTCCACCGGCTATCTTTCGGACGCGGATCATCTCACCGACCAGCAGCGATACGATCTCCTCACCCGCTCCTTCTGGCGGCGTGCAGCCGCGCTCGGCTATAACATCCCTCTCCTGAAGCGCAAGCTCTGGAAAGCAGCCGGTCGGCCCGAGGAGGCCCTGATAGGCATGCTTCCCGAGGCCCGGATCCAGAAGGCGGTCCGGGTCGCCTCAAAGGAAAAGGACCCCAAGAAGCGCATCAAGGAGACTGCCGCTTCGATCGCCCTGCTCTACCAGCGGGGGCAGAGAGATATCCAGTCCTCCATCAGCCGCAACCTGGAGAACCCTGACCGAATGCGTGCCGAGACGCAGAGCACAAGGCGCATATTGCTGGCCAATGCCGCTTCGTGGCTCGGAGTGGCCGTTCCGGGACTTTACCTGGCCGGATCCCAGGTGAGCAGCCTGCAGGGCCCACATGCTGCTGCAGCAAAGGCCCTGGCCATACAGGAACTCAACCGCTTCAAAGAGGTTGATGCCACGATAGGCAGGCATGTCGAGGAAGTCATAGGGGAAGCAGAAAAACGCAGGGCAAAGGCGCAGCTCTCACATGCGGCGGTGGACTACACTGGGCTTAGGGGTCGTGTCATAGGCCACAAGACCATCGACGGCAAGGATCTATCTCTGGCCGATTATGTGAGGATGGTGGCGGTCACGGCTGCCAGGAACTTCTGGAACCAGGGAACCGAGAACGGCATCATGGGCAGAGGAAACGACCTGGCCCTGATATCCAGGGAGGTGCGAGCAAATAGCTGCCAGGCCTGCAGACGATGGGCTGGGAAGATCGTGAGCGTGAGGGGCAAAACCCCGGGCTATCCTCTGTGGGAAGATGCCATCGCCCAGGGCGTCACACACCCACATTGCATTCACTACCTTGTACCGGTAGAATATGAGGGATCGACATGAAGCACGAGAACAATCCGCTCTACTACCAAATCCAGCGCGGAATCCCATTCTATCCCGCATGTGCGGCGGCAACGCTTTGCGTATTTTGCATCATATTTATATTAATCACAAGATGATTGCATGACCGATGAAGAGTATCAAGCTTATGTGGAGATGCTGTGCCGCAGTCGGGATCTGGTGGACGAATGGGCCGAGCTGAAAGAACTCGGCCAGGAAGCGCAACGGTACTGTTAGATCTCTTCTGAATCGTTTTATGAAAATTTGTGCAGGGTTTCATTATGATCATGGCAGCTTCCGCGCTCGATCGGATCAACATCCTGAAGATCAAGGATGATTCCGGCCACGAGCATGACAACAAAGGCAAGTTCACAAGCGGCGGCGGAGGCGGCAAGAAGCCTGACAAGTCGAAGGGTAGGAAGCCCATAGGAGAAAAGCCGCGTGCTCAGAAGCCCGCCAGATTATCTCCGAAAGAACAGGCCGCCGTTGAGCATTATACATCAGACGGTTTTCTGGACATCAAAAGCTTTCTCAGAGGAACGGAAGAATTCGACGATCACAAGCAACAGCAATTGAAAACCGTCATAGGGCGCTTGGATAGCGCCCTGGATAAATCAACTATCCCTCCAGATGTTAAAACCGTGTATCGTGGCCTCGATCACAAAGAACTCTATAAGAATCTTTCTCGTTTAAAGGGAGCAGTAATCACCGACCCATCATACGCTTCTACATCGACCAATGTACACGTTGCCGAAGACTATGGATCAGGCGTTCACGGTTGTGTTATGGAGATAACAGTCCCGAACGGTTCCAAAGGGCTCGATGTGAATAAAAAAGGATTGGCAGGCAACAAACACGAGAAAGAGATCCTCCTGCCCCGAGAGAGTCAATTCAGAGTCATTTCTACGGAATTGAGGGGGCATGTCGGATACATCAGGGCCGAACTTGTCCAGGCTGCTTGAGGAAATTGGATGTCTGATAATGATCGTTTTGGATGGAAAGACGGAGAAATATCAATCCGATATGGTGACACTGGAAAAGGGCGCATAATGGCCCCTTCTGCCCTAGACCGTCTGAATATTCTCAAGGCCGCTGATCCCGTTAAGATCGAGCTCTCTGCCAGAGATTCGAACGGTCAGCTTGCAGAGCTTCTGAATTACATTCGCCACAACGGCAACGGTGGCCATTCATTTGTTATTATTGTCGATCCCGATCTTAAAGAGAACACCAAGCGGTTTTCCTGGGATGGAGACGGCGGGGATCGCATAGAGGAGATTAAGGTCAACGGAGAAGTCCTGAAAGTCCGAGACGCCCGGGGAAGATGTCACGATGACAAAGGCCACTTAATACCCTGCAGCGGTGGTGGAGCCCAGTCCACCTTAGACAACAGGGGCCAGCGCAGCCTATCATCATTTGGAGGAAAGCCCCCGGGAGCTGGCCAAAGTCCCGGATCCAAGACCCCATCGGCAGCTACGGATCAGACTGCCAAGCCAGAGCCTGAGGAGAAGCCGGCGGAGCAGGCTGCCGGAGCAGCAGACGAAATCAAGATCGAGCATGGCAAGGGCAAGCACACATTCTCTTCCAAAGATGGCAAGGCGTCCCTGCAGATCAAGACCGATTCCAAGGGCAACCTGGTGCTTGACAGTGCGAAACTGCCCAGAGATCCGGCCTCTGCCCTTGCCATACTGGAGAGCGCAATCAACTATGCGCCGGTCCACGTCCCGGACAATGTTCTCAACGATCCGGCCCTGTTGGGGGCCATCCTTAATCTGAAGGCCAAGGGATCGATAATCGCCTACCAGGGCCACAAAGGCCGGAACTACGTCCTTCTGCAGGCAAAACCCAGGGACGGGGCAACAAACACCCCCGCATCTTCATACAGGCCTCCGACCAATCCACCTGCTGCACCCAAATCGGCCACATTCCGGGCCGCTAAGACCTCCCGTGAGGCGGAAAGCTGGGCGGCAGGCAATCTACTCGATCCAAAGGAAGTCGAAAGATGGGATAAGTGGAATGAAGGCCCGAACCACCAGCAAATCAAGTACATCAACTACAGGGGAGTCGATGTAGAAGTAGCCAACGATATCAACCGGCGCTTGCATGAAAATATAAAGGCTGGCTTGCCCAGGCCTACCAAGATCATCGCCCGGCCCATGAAGAAGGGCACCACCTGGGGGGCCCGGATGTCCACCAGCGGCGAGCTGGAGATCAATTCCACAATAGCAGGCAGCTACGAGAAGCTGGTCAAGCAGGAAGATGCAAACAAGAAGCTCTATGGTGCCGAGGGCAAAGAGATGCTCAAGACGATCGCAGGGCACCAAGACCAGCTGGATGGCCGGGGCAAGATGCTGCTCAAGCAGCTGCATACTCATATAAAATATAGCCGCGGCACGGTCGGGGCCAATCTCTCACCAAAGGAGCAGATGGCCACCACAATTGATCACGAACTCGCCCATTTATTCGCATCTCGATATGGCAAAGATGACGAGGCCAAACGCAAAGAGTTCCATGCCGAGATGCACGAGATGGTCCGTGCCACACGAGAGAGTGACTACAGATACAAACTCTCTCACTACGGCGGCGAGGACCCGCACCCTGAAGAATGCTATGCCGAGGCATTCAGTGCATACCGGCTGGGTGAGAAAGACAATCTGCACCCCCTGGCTCTGAAGTTTTTCAAGAAATATTTTCCGGGGATTTGAAAATGGTAAGACCCATCGATACCGCAAACCTTCTGGATCAGCTGGAAGCACTGGCCGGACCCAAAAAATCTATCATGCCCAGCTCGGCGCTGGATCGGCTCAAGTATCTCGATTTTTCAAGTCTAAACAAATCCCTCGATTACGGTGACGTTCACGTCCCTCGATTAGTTGGTGATGATATGGAAGATAATGATGAAAGAAAAGACCATGAAGAAGGCGAGGATGACGACATCGGCAAAGCCTCCGATTCAGATTTTGTCCTCCAAGCCCTGAAGGATGAGACGAATGGGATGTCCTCCTATGACCAGGCTCTGCAGATCGTCCAGGACCCCAAACTCAAAGAGATCCTTGAGGCCATCAAGGAAGATGAAACCAAGCACAATGCAGCCCTTGAGACCTGGCTGAAGGATAACGATCCAGATGCTCTGGAGGGCCATGAAGGCGAGGAGATTCCGGGCGAGGAGTCCGAAGATGGAGATGGGGATGGAGATGGAGATGAAGCTGCAGAAGGCCCGGACGAAGACGTTGACGAGCCTGGAGAAGAAGGCCTGGCAGATGATGACGAAGGCACCGAGAAGGATGATGAACCGAGTGGTGATAAGTCCGACCTCATAGACGACATTCGGGAGATCCTGGCACAGCATGAGGCTGGCGAGGCTAAGAAAGGCGAGGATGGGCCTGGTGAGGATGAGGACGACCTTGAGAAAGGCGATGGCGAGGGCGGCGAGGATGAGGAAGCCGAAAAGCGGTGCTCCAAGTCCATCAGGGTGCCTATAATAAAAGGCGACCAGCAGATCGTCTACGGAGTCGTCTCAGAGCCTGACACAATCGACCTCCAGGGAGATCGCCTGAGCAAAGCCGAAATCGTGAAGGCCTGCCACAAGTTCATGATGGAAAGCCAGAAGATCGGCAAGGAGCATACGGAAGAGGCCCGGGCGGACATCATAGAGTCATACATCGCCCCGGTGGACTTCAAGTGCCACGGCCAGATCGTTAAGGCTGGCTCGTGGGTTATGGCGGTCAAGGTTCATGATCCCGTACTCTGGAAGGCCATCAAGAAGGGAGAAATCACCGGTTTCTCCATAGCCGGCAGAGGCGACAGAAAACCATTCTGATTGCAGGACTATTCTTAGATAAATTTAGTGAGGTGGCCACATGCCCACGGATGATCGCAATGATCTATTCAATCTCGAATTAGACGAAGTCTCGATGGTCGGCAAAGCGGCCAACGGGAAGAAGTTCTTGATATTCAAATCAATGAAAGGTGTGAAGATGAAGAAAGCCAAGCCCGCTGGGGCTGCCAAGGCCGGAGCCGGCGGGGCTCAGGCCACTGTGAGCAAGGCAGATATCCTTGACATCGTCAAGACGGCCATCGCTCCAATTGTAGAGGATAACAAGAAGCTCAGGAAGGACCTGCAGAAGCAGACCGCTGTCCTGAGGAAGAAGGACTATGTGGATATTGCAAAGTCCGAATTCAGCGAGCTGGCCACGCCTGAGGAGGGAGCCGAGATCCTCAAGTCCCTCGAAGGCCTGCCGTCCGAGGCAAGAAAGCCCATCCTGAAGGTCCTCAAGCAGGCAAATGCAGTCAGCAAGGAAGCCGGCAAGATGCTCTATCATCCGCTCGGCTCCAGCAGGCCTGCGCCGGGAACGCCTGCAGATGTTTTTGAGGCTGCCGTCCAGGAACGGATGAACCACATCCAGAAGTCCGATAATCCACCCAAGAACGCAATGGTGGCCCACGCTCTGGCTACCAAGTGGGTCGTAGAGAACAGGGACGATCTCTTCAAAGCAATCACAGGGGGTGAGTAGACAATGGCTCTTGGCGTAAATCCTTATGAGATCTATTTCGGGCCGACAGATGTCCAGTCTTATGCACCCAACGCCGATCTGGAGGGGAGCTACCAGTGCTTCGTGAAGATCACGGGAGACAAGCAGGTTGGAGCAGTCACCCTGGCCACGAACTTCGCTCTGGGAGTGCTGATCAACAGACCAAACAACACCACCGGCCCCAGCCTGGAAGCCAAAGTGCAGACCCGGGGAACTGCAAAAGTCAAGACCGGTACAGGTGGCCTCGCCGCAAGTGAGCTTGTCACAATCGACAAGGATGGTCTGGGCGTAAAGCTCGATCCAGCTGTCGGAGGCGCTTATGCATACGGTCAGTGTGTCGTGGGTGCCGCTGTTGGCCTGGCTGCATCGGTAGTGCTGTTTGGGGCCCCGGTCTGGATACCCGAACCTGCGGGAGAGTGAGGTTACAATGGTAAATTTTCATAGTTTAGCTGGCTTTGCCGGTAAAGTGGTCAACCTGGGCCCTCAGACCGCCCATATCTGGAAAGGATTGGATTATGGTCAGATAATGGTGGCCCGGATCCAGGGCGACTACTCTCTGGCCTACAGGCAGGAGAAGTCCGACTTCATCGGAGATCAGTGGTTTCCGCTGGTGGATGCCAAGTTCATTTCGGGCCTCTATCCAAAGTGGAACCTGGGCATGTTCTTCAACGACTACGTGACCACCTGGCGGCCCGGCACCATGCCTGCCATGGGAGACGTCAATCTGGACGATCATGGCAAATTTGTCTGCCAGAGGTACGCATGCCAGATCCCACTCGCCGATGACATCCCCTACGTGGCCGATCCGGGAGTCGATCCCAAGTTCGCAACCACCGCGTTCCTGACAGACGTCATGGACCTGCACAAGGAGCGGGTCATAGCAAGCCAGTACTTCCAATCTTCCGACACGGGCGGCTCGAACGTATGGGGCACCAACTTAAATGGCGTCACATCCGGAGAGAACAACACCAGCACCTTCCGCAGGTTCGATGACTACATCGACTCCGATCCGAGGGGCTTCTTCAAAAGTATCAAGCTGACCATCAAGGGCAAGACCGGCAAGACACCCAATGCTGCCGTTATGGGTGAGCAGGTTTACGAGGCCCTGAGAATCCATCCCCAGCTCATCCAGTGGTACCAGACAGGCGCAAACACCGTCCGGAGTATCACAGAGCTGAACGAGGAGGCTCTCGCCAAAGCCCTGGGCATTGACAGGATCCTGGTCGGCAAGGCCATGTATAACACCGCCAAGCCAGACGACGACGTGGCTCTTGACTGGATCTTCGGCAAGCACATGTGGGTGGGATACATCGATACTCCTGGACCCATGAAACCCCTGGCCGGCATGAATCTATCATTCACCGAGCCCCTGGGCGGCTTCAACACGGCTTTCACCACCGTGCCAGACATGCTCACCCACGCCGAATACAACCAGGCATTCCAGTGCTACGCACCCGTCATCATGGGCGAAAAGCTGGGTGCCATACTGGCAAACGCGATCAGCTAGGCTCTAGGAGGATAAATGTCAACGAAAGAAAAGGAGCTGCACCTCAATTCAGGGCAGCAGGGAGAAGCTCCTCCAATGGCCATGGAGTCCAGGGCCCCTATGGGGACCGGGGCTCCCCTCGCTACCCAGGAGAGAGAATATGTCGTCCTAAACACGTTCTCAACATATGTCGAGGGCAAAAAAGTGTATTACCGGCGAGGTCAGATAATCCCGGAAAGCGTCACATCCCTCTGGCTCAACTTCCAGGCTCTGATCGGGACTTATATCACGGAACGAATCGGCAGGAGGGCATCGACATGAGGATGCCCATAACCCAGAAGAAAGTCGGCAACATAGGCATGGACGGAGCGGCCATCAAGCAGGCCGAGATCGAGGAGCTACATCTGCCCAATGGCAGCGGAGCCATGACAAAGGTCACCGCCACGGCGGATGACATCAATAATCTCAATCTCACTTCAAGGAAGTTCACGGTCTATTCGGCTGGGGTCCTGGCAAAGGGCGACCTCCTGCACATCTCGGGCTACGATGCCATCAATGATGTGTTCTCGGTCGAGAAGGCTGATGCAGACACCTCCGGCAAGCCCGCCCAGCTCGTGGCGTCTGAGGTCAATGCGGGATCAGCTACATCCCTGGCCTCTGATATCGAGGAGCTGACCGGCCTGAACACGAACGCCGGAAACGTGGGAGACCCCGTCTACCTGAGCGCAGTCACGGCAGGAAGCTGGACACTGATAGGGCCGACAGGTCCCGATCAACTCAAGCAGATTGTAGGAAGGATCAAGGTCAAATCCGAGACAGTCGGCAAGATCATGTTCAACATCGTCAAAGCCGAGGTCGTGGCGATCGGCTCCTCGGCCCTTCAGCCATCGTCTGTTCTGAAAACCAAGCTCGCGGGAGGCTTTAGTAAGCTGGCTGTGGCCGATGGCACTGCAACCGCCACAGATGTCACCGTTGCTGGCATGGCCGTGGGCGACGAGCTCGTGAGTGTGCTGGCCCTGGCAACCAAAGCGGCCATCACATCGCTGGCTGATCGCACCTCCGAGTATGTGGTGGGTGCCGGCAAGCTCACGAAGAGCGCCGGGACGGATGAGACAGGTAACCAGCTCCTGATCTACTGGAATAAGCTGACCTGAGCCGGTTCAAATATTTTCGTGAGGTTTCATGGCAGATGATGAACCCGAATCCACTTACACCGGCGACCCGGCAGGCCGTCCCATAGATGCCGTGCGGCTGGAGCTGGGCAAGACTGTGAGCCTCAAGTATCTCACAGACTCCGAGATCTCCTACAATCTCATACGTGCTGGCAATCATACCCTCCTGGCAGCCTCCTACTGTGCCGAGACAATCGCAGGCATGTGTGCCGATAAGGCCGACAAATCAATGGGCGGCTCAAGCGTATCCTGGAGCCAGAAGGCAGAAGCATGGAGGAAGAAGGCGCAGGCCCTCATGGACCGGGCAAAGAATCCAGTGCTAACTCCCCAGGCATCACACTCCAGGACACGAGCACCTCGCAGGTTCAGTGTCGGGCAGCATGACTTCCATGGATCGGGATACTGGCCATGAACGACATCGACAGCGAGTACTTCGCCGAGTTCAAGACAGGCGTCAATAATGCATGGCATGTCGTGCAGAACACCTGGAAGATCGTGAACAGCCTGACACCACCTACAGCAGCGGGCCCGGTGCCAGCCGTGCCCTTCCGGGTGGCTATTACGCTGGTTACCGTGCCGGCGCAGGGCACCAACCCAGTTCATGAAGATGTCGTGGGCGATGTCTTCGTAAACTCCGAGAAGATCTCGTTCACTGAAGCGACCAGGCTCACCAATAGCACCAGCCTAACCTCGCTGCCAACTATCACATGCTTGGGTCTGGACTGTCATATCCTGGTGGAGTGCATCACGGTCTCGGGCGCACCGATCTACCAGAAGACACTGGTGCCAATGGAGATTATCTGCTTCCCCAAGACGCGCATATTCCGGGATCCTAAAGGCTCGGGAAATATGCAAACAGACTACGACGTATATACCGAAGAGGCGCTGGGAATCGGAGACTTGATCCGCTACCCGGACCCGCACCAGGGAAAGACGATTGAAATTTACGTCAAGAATGTCTCGGGTGCGGTCGACCTCGAAGATAATTCTCAGCCCTTTAGGGTTTTGAACTGCGCATAAGTGAAAGCGCCGAAGCTTTTTGACTGCGTTCAAGAAGCAGATCCAAGTAATTTTTTAATAATAATAAAATTCGTGGAGGTATTTTCTATGGCTGAATACAATCCAAAGGGAATGACCGATCAAGAGTTCGCCGATTTTTGCGAGCTGAAGACCGAAGAGGGAGCAATACCAGCGGGTCGGATCGACTACGTGACGGGCAAAGTCATGTTCAGATCTGGAGCCGGCTATCTGCTGGGCATCCCGGACTATATCAAGAAGTATGGCTTTGACCCAGCACCTGTTTGGGACCGCATCAAGGCCTACCAGAAGAAGACCGGCAGGTTCAACGAGCCCGTTGAGATCGTTTACATCCGGCCCGCCAGGAGAACGCCGGTCAAGCTCGGGAGGTATTGAGCATGGCAGAGGACGCGCCTGCTCAGGATATCGCCTCCACCTGGGATAAGCTGGAGAACTGGAAGCGATGGCTCCTGGCCGCAGAACTCATCACGGGCACAGTCCTCCTCGCCCTCGCAGTGTGCCTTTTTGCCATACTGCTTGTCTGGCAGGGTAAGGCCGAGCTCGGAATAGATCTTTTCAAGTACGTCCTGACTGCCATGATCGGGCTGATCGGGGCCGTGGTGGGCTACTACTTCGGCAGCCACCAGGTGGAATCAACATGAGCATTCTTTCAATTCCCCTGGCATTGCTGCTCCTCTATTTCCTGGTCCTGGTAGTGTGACCGCTGAACGGATTTTTTGGCTCTGGTGATTCTTTTGGACAACGAAGATTACATTTGCATCAAACGAATGACTGTGGCCCTGCTAATCACTTTCTCTCTGGTGTCCGGGTTTCTGGTCGTTCTTGGAGTGATGGGCTACGCCAATA